CCAAAGAACTGCACGCTATAGTTTACTGGCTGATTGTTAACCATATCTACTTTAGATAATTTAATGTATCCAGATTTGAAATCTACACCATTTAATTTTATTCTCGCAGCATACTTTCTTCTTGGATCGTATCCTTCGTATATTTTATTACTACTAAATCTTTTGAATATAAGATTGTTTGCTTTAGAAGCTGGTAAGTTAAACGGTAATGTATATGCAGTAAATACTTTACCTACATCCTTAGCCTTCTTTATAGAGTCTTTAAGAGTTATTTGTACAGAAGGATCCATATCAGCTGACTGCCACTCTGGAGAAGCAGTTATAACATCACCAGTTGAATTAGTAGTTAAGTAAGTAGCATCACCGTTACCAGCGTCTACAGTGATATCAGATTCTAAACCAGCTATTAAAGATTCTATACTTACTTTACTAGTACCAATTATAACCGCACCTCTATGTGTTCCGCTTGTATTGATAGCCGTTGCAATGAACGCAGCTATAACAGTGGAAGGAGAACTATCAAATACTACTGGAAGGTTTGTACCATTCAAATTAATATTTATAGTTGTATTATATACGGTATTAGCAGAAGTAACTTCTATCACCGCTAAGTGATATGAAGTTGTCTTTTGCCTACCCGAATCAATAAATAATTGCGTCTGTATCATATTATCTTACTGTGTTGATCCAATCGTGAGCTGCCTCAAAATCAAATGTATAATTAATTAATTTATCGTTCATTTTACTTTTTATAGCACTACTTGAAGACTTTAAGTTAACTGGTATTGTCCAGAGATTACTTGACTTCGGAGCCCAGCCTCTACCTAATTTATCAGCATCTACTTGCACCCATACTTGTTCTGACATCATCAGTTCTATAATAGTATCATTCTCTGCTTCAAATCTCCATCCAGTATTCATAGTAAGCTTTATAGTCCCATTCTTATTAAGAACAGAACTTTGATGTCTGTGAACATCGTAGTTACCGTCAACTAATATATTTCTTTTATATTTATCGTTCTCTACATTTACTTCAACATTAAACCTACCACTGAAATGCATTTCTTGTATACACCCTAATCTATTAACGAAGTACACTCTTGTTGCTCCGTACTTAGTACATTGAGTATAGTTAAGTAAAACAGTTTCGTCTTGACCTTGACTAAACAATAATAACACTCTATCAGCAAATTTATTCTGGGAACTTGATGTTATATTCCTTATAAGTCCATTTGTATTAGTAGCTGGTGTAAGATTATTCTCTTGTTTGAATGTATGATATAATCCACCTTGTAATCTTTGTAGTCTATATCCTATTAAAAACTTCTGTAGTACTGGTATTTTAATAGAAGTCTCTGGATAAACAGTAACAACATTATCACTTAACATAGTTTGTTTCCACCATTGATAGTTTACACCATCTTGAAATGTACTATAACCATCTAATCCAGTTAAATATACTCTGTCTTCTGCGTCTGGCTCAAAGGATTGTCCGTTAAGATAGTGAGTTAACTCATAACTTATAAAGATAGCGTTAGAGTCTACTGTTCCAGCGAACGTAACCTCTACATAATCCCTACCAAATTCAGCTATATCTATTGAAGTCTTACCGTTTAAGGCAGTACTCCTTAGTTTAGCCGAAGGAGTTATAGGTTCGTCTGTTAATTCTCCAGTCCATATACGTAAGTCACATAGAACATAGTCTAATTCTGCTTCTGCTATATACAACCAGTATGGAGATCTAAGAAAGATCTCACTTGTTGGTAATGTTGGTACTACTGCCATAATTCGTTTTGGTTTGGTATTGTATTAATTGTAAATATATTATCTAAATCTCTTTCTGCTATTGTTTCTAAATCCTTAACGAATTTCTTTCCTACTATACTATCTGGTAATAAAACATCTGTAACTCCAGATCCACTATAACCAAATCTCTTTATAGTTCCTTTTCTTGCTATACTCCTTGCTATTGCAAAGGCTGAAGCTTTCATATTTCTATCAGTTCTTTTAGCGAACTTAGATAGACCAGATCCTAATCCAGCCTTCCTTGATTTACCTTCTCTTGGGCTTATATTTTTATCTCTCATCCATTTTAATATAACAGATGATGATGGAATACGTTTACTTTTAATACCTTCACTCTGTATATGGATTGACTCATCCATAATAATATTAAGAGTTAGCTTACGAGTATTAAATTTAATAGAATTCTTAGAGTCACCAGACGCAACCATATCCTTTGAGTCGATCTCTTTATGTAAGCCAGCTACAAACTCCCTTCCATAAACTCTAAGTAGTTGTCTAACTGTCATATTAACAGATTGTTACATCGTTAACAGTACTTATCTCTATCTCAATTCCCCATCCAGCTAACTTATTTTCAAACTCTTCATATAAATATTCAGCAACTGGCTCACCTTTTAATACTATTTGCTTATCAGATAATGCTCCTCGTCCTTTTCTTAAAGACTCTATGAATTTATTTAGTACCGCAGCTTGTGTGTTAAGTACATCTTGTAGGTTTGTCGCACCAGCGAAAGAACCGTCATAGTCTTTGCTTTCATCTACTTCATCAAGTACCATCATAGCTAACGTGAAGTCAACAGTAGTACCTACGTAAGTAATCTCTATTATGTTAAAGTGAACTAAAGGAAATAGAGTTTGCTTCTTTAAATCAGTCTCATTAAATACTCCGAACTTAACCGCATTTATGTTAGGCTCATTGTTAAAATGGTTTTCTACTTCTGTAAGTATGTCGTATACATTTTTCATATTATCTTTTAAATTGTTTTCTTATTGCTTCGTTTTCTAATATCTTCTTTTCTTTTTCGTACTGTAACCATATCATTGCTTCGTGAATGGGTATGGACGTGGCTTCGTTAACTCTAAGAGCTTGTCCTCCAGCAAGAGCGTGGAGCTCTTTATACCAGCTATATTTGCTATTAAAGTTTTGTTCTCTTCCTCCGATAGTTGTTGATCCTTGTCCTCCACCAGACGAATTGTAGAGCTCAGAATAGCCTTCGATAATTTGATCCCTAAACGATAAAAAAAAACCTTCGCCCCTAAAGCGATCCCTAATGGCATTTCAGATAATACATCACTGTATAGATCCGCTGACTTATAAGAGTCGATCCTATAGCTCTCTCTCTTACTGTATGACTTATGTATTGGTCTGTACAATACTGCCATTGCTTTGTGCAATGTCTCCACTTCTTCAAAGTAGTTGTTTAAGTCAATGTATTCTCCCATTGTCATCTTATCTAAGTTAGGTATAAAACCAAACTCAACTTCAGCTCCATCAGATCCAGTCATTGTAAACCTTCTTGTTAAAGGGCAATGTGTATTAAACACTTGACCTAAATAATCTGTAGCCTCTGAGAAAGTTCCTACTGGTAAAGTATGTATATCCTTATACTTTAATCCAGCAAAGATCTCTAACATTTTTATTTCAAGGAAATCATTCTCTGCTTCAGAGTTAGCTTCAGCAAGCTTAGCAAACTTTTGCCAATCTTTTAATAGCACTTCATTTATCCCTTGTGGTAATTGTAAATCTATAGTCATACTATATAACCAATAGAGCTTCTAAGTGTTCGTATGTTGATAAGTATCTAAAAAACAGTATGGTATATAAAAGGTTATATTGTATATTGAAGTGTAATTAAAACTAATAATATGACAAGCTGGAGTAACGAAGAACTAAGGAAATTAACTAATTTAGCAAACCATAAAATATCTGCTGACATAGCTGGAGAATATGTATGGTCTCATAATCTGTCTGGTAAATGGGAGATACATTCTATACAAGTATTCACTGAAATGAATAAAGCATACTCGTGGTTATACTTCTGGTTAGATAACTGGGGTAAAGAATTAAGAGAAAGAGAGATTAAGAAAGCTAAAGCAGATCGAAGAAGATTAAAAGTTATTAAGAAGTCTACTAAGATGACTAACAAAGAGAAGGTATTAGAATTACGTACACTAATGACAAGCTATACACTACAAGATATAGCAAATGAAATAGGAGTATCCTTATCAACTGTCAAAAGATCACTAAAGTAAAATGACACTTTAGCCTATACCATAAAACGTCACAGTGAAAACATTCAAAGCTTCGTACACTAATGATAATCTTAGTTACGGAGCTTTTTGTATATCCGAATAATCCACCCTATAGAGAGAGTAAAGATGAAGCATCACAAATGCGCACATCTGTATGTAATAAACTTTTTATTTATATATTCGTAGTAGCGAGGTGATCGAAAACTAAATCATCTCTTGCAATTTAAGATTGCCGAGCTGGCTTCTTGGTCCCTCGCTTTAGGATCTTGATTATAATTATTATATTTTTATAATTTGTATAAGTGTACTTATCGTAATAGATATTAGCCACCCCCCTTCGTATTAAAGAGTCAATTGTTTTCGATGAATCCTCCAGATTTAGGAACTCAGCCACCCACTTTTTCATTTTACCGCCATACTGTCATATAGCAGTCACATTGTCACGTCATATAGTCATTATATTATGTCATATTGGCAGTGGATTTATTTGGTGGTGTCATATATAAAAAGCTATTCTTTGACAACATACCCTATATTGATTGTCATATAGTTGCATTATATTAAGTATCTAAATAACCACCATATATAACCCCTACATATAGCCCTATTATTATGATCATTATTAAAGTTTCCATAGTGTACGTATTGAGGTTATTTGCTTAATTGTTTCATACCGTGTAAAAGATACTAATGTGCCGTCGTCTATGGTGTTATATAGTGTTAACGTTCTGTTTGTTTTCATAGGTGGTTATTAATAGTTATTATAGTAAATGTCTTTTGCTGCATCCAATGTTAAACCGTCTTTAATGTGGGTGCCTATTACTACCGCATAAGCTCCACCAAATAAGTTGGTATTGTTTAGCCTTACCAGTGCGCGCTTTGTTAGTGTGTTAATGTCTATAAGATTGTATAGCTTTCCTTGTATCGTTAGTGTTTTCATAGTGTTAGTGTATTAGTGATCGTTAGTTATTATTACTTTATTGTCGATGGTGTCATATATAGCCAATTCGCCCAAATGTTTTGCCGTCTCAATAGCTAATTTAAAGTTGTTATAATGGACATTCGCATCCAGCCAATAATTACCAGTATCGGAGTCAATCCAACCACCGATAGAGCAGTGCTCATTGTTGTTAATTACATCGGATATCCTTTTTATTAGATCGTATCTAATTGATGGGTTTGATCCTAAATATAAATTCTTGTTTGCTACAACATATCGTCCAGAATTTTGCTTTAATACTGTGGTAAATTCTTGTTTACTGTTTGCTTTGTTTAGTATTGCTTGTGCTAATGTGATTTGTATATCTCTCATAATGTTATTTATTTTAGTTCTGGTTGTTAATTATCTCGTTATTTATTTCCGTGTACGTGTGTTGATCTCTTAAGCTCTTATAACTTGTCAAGTTACCAAGAAGCATATTTATCCAATTTGATCCGTGCATATTTTGTAAGTGGTAATATTCTTTGTAAAGTTGATCGTAATGGTTTTGCTCATTCATAATATTAAGGTTTTTAATATAGCTTAATTGCTATGGTGTAAATATAAAGGTTATTATATTACTGTGCAAGCTTTACCAGATTATTTTTATATTATTTTCGTCGGCAACTTCTTGCAAATATTCTTCATCTGGATAAACCGATCCTTCCAAATAACCTATTTTTTCGGAGTCACTGAATTGATCATATATATATTTGTCAATAAATACTTTTACTTTCATATCGTTAATGTCGATCATTTTATTTTGTGCTATGCTAAATAATTTGTTTGTCTTTTTCATTGTCTTAGTTATTAAATCGATTACGCAATAATTGTATTGCATCTGCATTATTTGTTATATAATCATTATTATACTTTTGTTGCGCCCTATCTTTTCTTCGCTCTTTTCTGGCTTTTGTAATATATTCCTTTTTCTTTGTTTCTGTTGGTGTGAAATATTGATCTAAATTGATTGCTTCAATATCCGAAATGATCATTTTGTCATTTAATTCAAGATCGTAATTTTCGTGTTGTGTTTCGATTGTGTTAAAAATTGCTTGTACATTCATAATATTATATATTTATTTATTGTTAATTTAGTTTAATTCTGTTAGATCTCCATTCCATTCTTTGCCGTCTAAATACCATTGCCAATTTTTTTGGTATATTCCTTTATTGTTTACACCAGACAATTGAATTAATCCGTTAAGCCGTTCTTTTGTTGTGGTAGTTTCCCAGCCGCAATTTGTTATTGCGATCGTGCTTTTAGGATCATTATATTTATATGCTATGCTATTGCCTTGATACTTTAATATTGTCACGTTTGGCAAAACTTCTACTCGCATATTTGATTTACTAAATTTCTTTGCGCTTAAAAAGGCGCTTACTGATTCAATTGTTATATCTCTCATTTTATTTTAATTTATTAACTGGTTAACTATTTTATTTATTTGCTCTATTGTCTCCAGCTGGTGGAATTCGTCTTTTGCTATCAAATCTAACTGATAATGTTGTAAAGCTGCAAGTACTATTTTTTTT